CATTCTCCGATAATTAAATCATTGAAATTACCAAAAGTAAGAGCAGAACAAGTTCCACTTGCTGTACCTTTAGTTAAATTATCAGGAGAGTTTGTTGTTGAAAAGACTTTGTAACCCATCAAGTTGTTTTGATCGTTCATAATCATAACAGAGTCAGATGAACTAACTTTTGCTATAGACATTAAACGAGAAATTTGAGTTGGAGAAGTTAAGAATGCCAATGCGCCTACATCTGCATTGTCAGTAGCAACTTCTTTCCAAAGTTCAACAACTTTAGCCCAAGTAGCTTGGTCACCATTCGTACCCATTGCAACAGAACCAATTCCTGAAGTGTTTAAAATTCCAGTTGGTTTATTGCTAGTTCCAGTACCTTGAATAGCTTGTTTATCAACTTCGTTTGCTAATGTTTTGATTATGTCATTTCTAACAATCGTTTCAATAGCAGGAGTTGATTGGTGCATTAAATGTCTTGATATGTCAGTAAATGTACCAAGTGTTTTTGGAGCCATTGTAACTTGTCTGTAAGTTGGATTAACTTCAGATACTGCCGCATTTTCTGCAACCCAAGAAGCAGAGTTAACTGCATTTTGAGCTGGTATAGCAACATCGCCAACTAGACCACTTAACACCATAGCACCAGCTTGTCTAACAACCATTCTTGCTCTTAACGCTTCAATAAATGAACCAGCTAAAAGGTTAGTTGCGACTAAAGCACCACCATCAGCAGAAGCACCTGAAATAAGGTCTCTTTGCGCCCATTTAACATCAGACGGTACAAAAATTCCTCTAGGAGCTTTGCCAGTTTTTCTTGAGATTTCATCAGACGCTTCTTTTTCAAGTTCAGCACCAGACCAGTTTCCAGTTGACATAGCTTTGATAGCTTTGACAATAGAGTAGTCTTGTGTTTCTTTATTAGAAAGTCCAACATTGTCTTTTTTGTCCAAAGGTTTTGCTTCGCCAAGTTTGTCAAGAACCATACCTCTAAAGTTTGCAACAGAAACATTGTCATTAACTGCTTTACCAGCTAAGTCAGAGCAGTTATGCTTTGCACCTAGTTGCGTAATTTCTTTAATTCTAGCTGTTTCGTCTTTTCTTGCTTTAGATTGTATTTCTTCAACATTTACTTGAGGAGTTTCAACTTTTGGAGTTTCTTTTGCTTTTTCCATTGTGTTTTCCCTAGTAATGACTTCAATTCTTTCTTTAGAAGAATTGTTGTCGGTTGATGAAAATTCTACTGATCTGCCAACTCCAACAGTTGTGTCTGCTGGTACAGAAACAATAGAAGCCTCCAATGGTTTCCAGTTTACTCGATATTTTGGATTGTCCTCATCCTGTTTACCTTTCGCTTTAACCATCTTCGTTATCTCGTAGCCAACACTCACATTACTGCGAATGCCATCTACTATGTCTTGAAAGACCTCATCAGCTAGTTGAGATTTTCCAAATCTAACGATTGCACGACTTGTCTTGTCTGCTTCGCTAACTTTAGCGCTTTCAATAACACCTATTTGTTTCTCAAAATCATGGTTAAGCAATAAAGGAGCTCTACCACTATTAAGGAAACGAAAGTCTTGTTCGCCTTTATCATGCGATAAAATTTCTGTTCCAAATGTTCTTTGATATGGTTCTTCACTTGCAATAGACATAGATACTTTTCTTTCAGCTTTGTCTATTGATGGTTTTTTTATAGAGAAAGTTCTAAACTCTTTTTTGATTAATTCTTCTTTGTTTTCTATTGATTTGTTTTCGAAACTTAAATCTTCTGCTTTTTCTTGTTCTTTTTCAATAGTTTCGTTCTTTTCTTCTTTATGAACCTCTTGCTCAATAGGTTTGTCGCTACCAGACTGTTGCTGTTCTGTTTCGTTAATACCATCTTGATTTTCTTTTATATCCATATTTTCGTTATTATCTAATTTATTCGTCATCTTCAACCTTTTCTGTTGTTTGTGGCATTCCTTTATCCCCAAATGGTTCAAATGCTATTTGTATTCCATATTTCTGTGCAAGTTCTTTTTCAGTTTGAATACTAGCAAATACATCTTCAACATCACGACCATATCCAGCTTGAACATCTTGCATAGATAAAAACCCATTATTCATGCCTATTGATAAAGCATCTACTTCTTTTTTAGGATCAATCCATTGCCACCCTCTAGGTCGCCATATTGGAGAGTTAAATTTATTATATTTACCATCAGGCAAATTGGACAAGTTACCAGCTAAAAAAGCCATGTTCAACCATTTAGCATAAATAATATTCATAAAACCCTCTATCATTCTATGTTGTTCGCATTGATAATGACTTCTTTCTTCTAAAGCACCTTGTCTTAAACTAGAATAATTTACACTTTCTAAATCGTTTGCTAGTGTGTTGTAACTAATATTTAAACTACTTGCTATTGCTCTAATGACAGATTTTGTAAAATCTTTAAATGCTGTTGTAGGATGTTGAGGGTCAAATGATTGAAAGTCTACTCCAGTTGGTAATTGTTCAAATGTGCCTGGTTCTGCACTCATTATAGGATTGTTAGTATCTGTTTTATCTTCCCCAGTATAAGCAGTTCCATCTCCAGACTTAAAGAAACCCATTTTAGAAGCACCTACTCTTGCCGCAACAAGTTCAGCTTCCATATAACCATCTAACATTTTTAATTGTTTTAAACATGAAGATAACAAAGGAACACCTCTAGTTTGATTTGGTCTTTCTTGATGATAAAAATGTATCATTTCTTCTGCTGGAACAATATTGTATTTATCTTTTTCGTATGTAGCTGGACTATGAAAATTATCATCAGGATGTACTTTTAAAATATAGTAATTGATTGGTCTGCCAAATTTGTTTATTTCAACACCCATTCTAATTATATTTCCATTACTTAAATTTTCATTTAATTCATGGTCTAACCTATCAGACTCTATAAACTCTATTGCGTATTTAGATGAATTGTTAAAATTATAAATAGTTCTTACTAATACTTCTCCATCTCTTGCATAAATTTCAGCAAACATTCTCTGTACTTCTAGAAACGACATTTTACCATCTGCTGTGCAATTACCTTTTTTAGTAAAGTCTTTCCATCTCATTTCAATTAATGAGTTAGCAAATGTGTCTAATGCACCATTCGGGTCCCTACTTCTAACTTGTAGATGCATTCCTCTTGGTCCTACAACATTATCAACATAGGCATTAATAAACCTACGAGCATAAGCATTATTTTTTGCTAAATCTCTTGCTCTATGTCTTAAAACTTTTATTGTTTGTCTAATTTCGCTATCTGCTGTTTTTCCTGAAGTAACAAAATTATTTAATATTCTACTGGTACTTGCTCCAGTATAAAAATTGTATCTTTTTCTTCTTCTTTTAAACCAGTTAATTATTCGTTCACGAAATGTCATCAAACCTTACCTTTACTACTGCTCCACTTCCCTCGTTTCTACTAATTCTAAATTCCTTAACTTCTTGTTGATATTTAGATTTGTAAAAATTGTACCAAGTGATTAATTCTTCAGGAGTTAATTTATTTAAACTTCTTCCAGCTATTGCATAACTAGAAACATCACTATCAGCTTTACCCTCAATTAAACTTTCTAATTTGTCTACCATTATTTTGGCATGAGAACGAGTATCTCCAGTAGTTCCAAAATAGTTATCTTTGACAGTTATTTTTCCAGTTTCTAATATTCTTTCTTCACTATCGCTAGATTGTGTTACTTTTAATACCCAAAAATAATCGCCAGTAGTATATCCACCAGTTGCACTATTATCTAAAGTAAATTTATAATAATCATCTACTTCTGTTACTGTTGCACTAAATGTTGTTCCACCATTACTTTCTAATCTTGCTGTCCAAGACATTGCATAACTGCCAACAGCATAATCTGTTAAATCAGTTCTTTTCCATACAACTGTTTCGCCTTTGTATATTAAGATTGGTTCTTTATTAGGTATGTCTGTAAAAATATTAGCCATTTATTTTAATTTTCCCATGATGAAACGAAATTACTCTTTTTTTTGTAGTTTCTCAACCTAGAGGGATTGACTTTCGATTGTTTTTCTGTTTGTGCCTTTTTATTTTTAAATAACATTTTAAAATCAACATTTAAAACTGAAAGGGCTGCCATTGAATATACTCTGCAATCTAATGCTTCGTTTCTGCTTCTCATTAATACCCATTCTCGTCTTTTAAATCCTCGTCTATATTTTGTTACAATTTTTTCTGCTGTTAGCTGTCTAAAGTATTCTTCATCATATTTCATGGGAAAATGACAATACCCAGCACCAGCATCTTTTATATTAAGTCTTGAATATATCAATTCTTTGGCTGTGTCTACACCAACTGGGAATAAAGGACATCTCATGATGTTATTTCTAGATGAACGACCTATAATAGTTTTGCCTTCTCCAGCTTGTCCTTTAATAGCAAATATTCGTCTTGCAAGTCTTGGTTTACAAAATTTATAAACTTGATTTGTGTGGTGTCCAGCGTCTATACAAGTTGATATAATTTTCATCTGCGTTTTATCTATACAATTATAAACTTTTGACAAATGAGTATCTAATTCGTTCCAAATACTAGGAGCTGATGGATCT